CATCTTGTGCACTTTGTTGTGCGTCTATTTCAGCTTTAGTATATACATTATCACCTACAGGTAAAGTTTGCCATGATGAATCTTTTCTAGCATACATAACACCATCGTTAGGAGCATCACTAAGTTTAGTATCTATAACTACATCTTGTTCTGCTTGAGATGCATCTACTTCATCTTTAGTATAAGTGTCTTCTACAGAAGGTACTCCAGTGAGGTTACTACCATCACCATAGATTTCTCCACCTACTGTTAGATTACCTTTAACAACAGCATCTTTTTCAACAATAATACCTCCAGCAAACTCCGTATTACCTGGAGCTGCTTCTACGTCTGTTGCACCACCTTCACCTCTGTATATAGCCATTTTAGTTTCCTATTAAAGTTCTTTGTTTTTTTTCTTAGACTTCTTTTTTACTACAATATCTTCTTGTATTACATGCCCTTCTTCAACTACAGGTGTTTCTTCAACTAAAGTATATCCTGGGTGTACTTCCATAGATTGTATATCTAAAGCTGTTTTAACTTCTATTGTATTACCTGAAATATTACACTTAAAAACTGCCATTCTTTTTTCTCCTGTTTGGTACTTTCTTTTTATATGCTGCAACTCCTCCAGCTCCAATTCCAAGTCCTACTGCTTTTGGTGCAATTTTCTTTGTATACTTAGACATTACTTTTGCTTTCTTATATGTATCTACTGCTGACTTTCTTCTAGCCATTTCTTTTCTTGCCATCTTAGAAGAAGGATTGTGTTTTATAGCATCAATAGTTTTACTTCTAGCAAAATTAGAATATTGACCATACTTCATGTTATTTCCTGGAAGTTTCTCAAGTCTCTTTTCATGCTTTATAGTTCTATCATAAGACTTTTTATTAGAAGGTGCTTTCAAGCCTTTAAAAGCTGGGTCTATGCCCATTTTACCTTTTTTAGTTACAGCACCAGAAGCCTGAGATTTCTTTTTCCACTTAAGACCTCCTACAGTACCATACTCTTTTTGAGCTTCTTTTGTAAGTTTCTTTCTCAGTCTTCTTTCAAAAGCTGGAGAGGGTAACTTACTTTTAATAATACCATCTCTACCACCCTTTTTCCATGCTTTCTTAACTGCTCTGGTTTTTAACTTATTATTTACTACTTTATATGCTTTTCGTGCAACTTTTAAAGCTTTAGCTTTAGTACCTACAGGAGATAGACTAGCTACAGCTGCTACTCCTGTACCAAGTTTTTTAACAGTTCTCTTTAATGCTTTAGAAGCAGTACCTTCATTCTTTTTGTTTCTAGCAACTGTCTTCTTTATTCCCTTGTTAATCTTCTTCATTTCAGCTTGACGTTTAGTCAGCTTCTTTGCAGGTTTTCTTGTATACTTGGTTCCAGCCATTACCTTCTCCTATATGTAAATACTTTTCTTTTTTAGTAACTTAATTAATTTACCATTTCTATCAAACTCTTTATGATAACCTTTACTCTTAATCTTTTTATTTGGGTCTGTTTTCTTTGTATTTGTATAACCTTTTCTTAGATTATTAGGATTCATTTGAGTATGTACTTTACTTCTATGATTCTTCTTACCTTTAGGATTTGCTAGACTACCACCTGGTACATATTTACTACCCATCTCTTTCTCCTTTTAACATTTCCATCTTTTACGAGCTTGTCTTAATCTTGAATTAGGGTTTTTAGCTGCTTTAGGAAACTTCTTAGCTTGTCCTGCAGACCTTGCACAAAATGACTTACGTCTATTTGCATCTTTAGAACCCTTCTTAACTTTACCTGTTACTGCTGTCTTAAGCTTAGAACCTGGATTAGCTCTTCTATAAGCAGCTACTCCCTTCTTAGTCATACCTGCACCTGATTTAGTCTTTCTAAAATTACCTGACTTCACAGATGTCTTAATCGGTTTACATTTACTACAAGCCATTCTAATCTCCTATATCTTTATAGCCACTAGAAAAGTAGCTATAAAAATATCCCCTCGTGAGAGGGGAATATTCATTATGCAGGAACTACTAGTCCAAATGCAGAATCTTCTCTTAACGCTTGTACACCATAGATTGTATCTGATGTATAAAGTGTTGACAAGTAATCTTGCTTGTATTGAACTTGTGAACGCACACCTAACTGCTCTACTAAAACTGCTGCGTCTTTTTGACCCATTAGGCAAACTCTGTCGCCTCCAGTTGTTGTATCAGCGTTAGAAGTAACATATACAGGAATACCATATAAGTTACCAATTTGACCATTACGGATTGTGTTAGCAGATGCTGCTTCACCAACAAAGTCCATAGCTGTATATCGGTCTAGACCCATAAGAGTGTTTCTAGCTGAAGGAGGTACTAAAAAGAACCTTCCTGAAGTAGGAACATCTTGGTCATCAAGTTTCTGAATGACGTTTCTAATTGCAATGTCAGTTAACGCACCAGCGTTAGCTCCATCATACAATGTAGTACCATCAGTACCTGTGAAACCTGCGTCATAATCAGCAGTACCATCACCAGCGTTCATTACTCGACCTAGTTGAACCATGTCAGTATCCACTTGTTTTGCAAGTGCATAACCAGCATCGTCTGTGTAGAATCTACGCATTGAAGCTAGAGCTTGTACTTCTGTAATATCCTCAATGAAACGAGAATATTCATAGTGTTTATCAATGTTTACTAATACTTCTGTTTCTGTATCAGCAATCAATGTTACTGGTGCTTCAGATGCTTTGATTGAAGCGTTGCCTCTTGTAGGTTTAGGGATATGGATTACATCTCCTTTCTTACCTTTGAAAGACATTTTTTTGAATACATTAGCCGCTACTAAATTACTTTTATACGCTGCGATGACCTCGTCGGACCAAATCTCAGGTATAAAAACGGCTGCGGTCGTATTCGTGACCTGGGGGGTTGGATATGCCATTTTAATTTCCTCTCTATATTGTTTTTAAATGACTCGCCCTTCTTGATATGCTAACATTATCTCATCAGATAGTGCATCATATTTTTCTGGGTCTGTCTGCATAAGTTTAATAATATCGCTTCTACGATACTTCTTTTTAGAAACAGGTTCGTTATTCCCTTTACTTCCAATACTAGCTGCTTTGAGTTGATTATCTTTATCTATTTTACTAGTTTCTGCAACCTTAGCTACTCGTTCTTTTTTATCAGACCAATTACCAAGTAATTCTTTTGCAGCATCATAATCAAATTCAACTTCAGCTCTATTGTATAGTTCAGAGCGAACTCTAGAGCCTTTAATCCACTCAGCAAAATCAGGGTCTTGAACAGTCGCCTCTAAATCAGGATACTCAGCATTCAGTCTAGTTAATGTAGCAGTACGCTTCATATCTTTAGCTGCTTTCTGTGCTTCCTGTATAGCAGGATGACTATCAATTCTCTTATCCACATTCTTAGCTGGATTATCATAAAACTCTTCTGTTGTTACAGGTGCTTCTGTAGTCTGTGATGCTTTCGATGTTTGTGTAGCAATGAAGTCATCAACTACCTTTCTAAGTTCACCTACTTCAGAGCCTTGTTTACCAATAAGCTTTTCAGCTTGTTGATGCATTTCTGCAATCTCTTTAGCAGATTTACCTTTATACTTCTCAGGTAATCCATCATCTTCTGTAGCTTCTTTTTCCTCAACTACTTCTTCCGTTACAGTTTCTTCTTTAACAGGTGTTAGCTCTTTTTCAAGTTTAGCCTCTGGTAAATCAGTTTCTACTGCTACATCTGCTGCTGGAACTTCTACTACTTCTTCTACTTCATCTATTATATCAGCCATATTATTTCTCCTGTGCATTTAAGCATTATAGGGAGATAACTAAGGAGACTAACCCAAAATTACCTCTGGTTAAAGTTATTGTCCATGTTGTTTATTCAGAGCATGGTGCTTCTTCGCCCATTTTGCATGTGCATCGGGGAAGTCGCCAGATAAGCCTTCTAACTTTATGGTAGGAGTATTAAGAATTTTCTTAGACTCTTTCCCACAAGTTGGGCAATCTGTTGTTGTAGTGTACTTGGTAAATTTATCAAATACTCCACAATCCTTACATTCAAAACTAAACAGTATCATTTTCTAAATCTTTATGTGCTTGTTCTGAAACATCCTTCAGGTTAATCAACCAGTTCATGATTCTTAATTCACCCTTTCGTGCAAACAAAGTTTTCTCATCCTGTATATCTTCAACCTTAATTGTTGCTTTGATTTTCTCAACATCTACTATTAAGTCTTTCCATCCTTGTGTTGTAAACATTGTAAATCTATCTTCGTAATACTTTTGTAATTCCTTATTCATTAAGTTTCCTTATCTATTTGCTACATACATTGTAACTTCAAAACCAAATCTCATTTCTGTTGCTTGTGGTTTAGTCCATTTCATTTGCTATTCTCCTAAGTTTATACTACATTTAAAAGAACAAATTCTGTTGAGATAATCCCTCTTTTGAAGTTCATAAGGTCAACATTGATGTTACCCTGCAATTGTTAAGCTGACTTTTTATCCTGCATTTGCATCTTAACGATTTGTTTATTATCAATCATATCTTGTTTCTTAATATTTAAAGCTTCTTGTTTAAGCATTAGTTCTGCTACTTCTTTTCTACGCTTAAACTCAGCTTCAGCTTCATCTGATTCACTAGGTAAATTATTAGCTAACGATGTCATAAGTTTAGCTTGTACTTCCTTAGGCATCATCTGAGCTTCCATCTGTGCTTTTTGAGCTTGTGCCATATTCTCTTGAGCTTCTGCTTGATTAAGTCCAATCTCTGCTTGAGCTTGACCCATTTGTATCTGTGATACTTGTGCTTGTTGTTGCTGTTGAGCTTGAGTACCCTGTTGTAATGTTTCAATAAGTTGAGCTCTATTTTCCATACTAGAATTCTGTATAATACCTTCTAGTAATATTGGAGTAATAGGACTATTTGGTCCTAATGTTTTAAGTAGATTTAAGTATTGTAATTGTTCTACTTCTTTAGCTAAATTACCTAAAGATGAATTAGCTACAAACTTGTAATCTGCAACAGGGAATTCCTCTGGTGCAAACTGCATAAATCTATGAGCTACTTTAGTAATAAACGGAACCAAGAAGTTATCTTGGAAGTTTACTAGTGTTCTCTTATTCTTTTTAAGTACTGTTGCTAATGCTACTGATAAATCTCCACCAGCTGCTGCTTTAACATCATCTTGTGTACTCATTGTATTAGTAGCTTGTAACAACATCTTCTGGAACATTGCTGCTGTTTCTAAGTTACTTGCATCTGTTTGACCAAACTGGAATGGTTGTAATACTTCTCTAGGGTCTCCGTTAGTAAGAATAGTTTTACCTGGTCTTACCTCAAACTTAGCTCCTCTAGGAAGTCTTGTTGCATCCATGCCCATCATTGGTGCAGTAGTTAATGCTAGTGAATCTAAATGTGCTCTTAGTTGTGCATCAATAGCTCTCTGCATATTGTAACCTTTCTCTGCAATACCTCTACCCCAGAATCTTTTAGGTACAGTATCATCTTGATATGCTACAATAGGTCTATCTTTTAACATATATGGGTTAGCTTCAGCTTTTAATAGTATGTTATCGTTACCTATAACTACAATAGCTTCTACTAAGTCACCATATTCTTCTAAAATATCAGAAGTTCCTTCATATACTTCACCAGTTTCTGGATTATCAAGTAATTTCTGAGGAACTAGTCCATAATACCTTACAATCTTAACTTTATCTTGGTCATAGTCTTCATCTATCCAAGATTCTTCAATATCACTTTCAGCTGGAGCTACACCACCCAAATCTGCTTTAAGGTAGACTCCATCTTCCATATTCTTAGCTACTAAATGAGCAGATACAAATTCTTCTACTGCACAACCCATTGCATCTTTAATACCATTAGCATTAGGGTCAATAAGAAAGTTTTGTGGACTAATAGGGTTTAGATATACTCTAACCTTGTCTTTAGACTTTGTTCCGACCGCTACAGAATCTACTTCTTCCATAACTTCTGTTGCTGGTACATAATCTTTTGTTTGTTCTACAACTACTTCACCAATTCCTGTTCCATATATTGATGCTAATAGTATAACTTCTCCTACTTGTGACCTTAATCCTGTTTGTTTAAAACATTGCTTCATATAGGATTGCATATAATCAATATCTTTAGCATCCTTATCCATAAAGTCATCATCTATGGTAAATAAGTCATCTCCATTACCAAATACACCTTCTTCTATCTCTGATGCATGATTCTCAATAGCTTCTTGTAATACAGGAGATACTACACGACTTCTTTCTGATTCTCTAAGTCTATCTTCAGCTCTCCATACACCTCTCCAGAGTGCTTCATATTCCATCCAGTTATCTAAATATATTTCATCCCTAGAATCTCTCCAGTCTTCTATATGCCCTTGCAACCATGTAACAAGCTTATTTGCTGGTTGTTGCTGTGGGTTATTTGTTTGGTAATCTGCCATTCTATCTCCTAGTAACCTGACACTATATCAAGTGATTGGTATTCTTCTTCTATATCTGTATCAAATACTACTTCTGTTTGTGCTATCTGTTGTATATATGCTAATGAATCGACTAAATCATCATGCATCATAGCATTAGGGAAATTGACTAATTGGTCTACAAACTCTTTATTCCAATCTCCTCTCTGCAATACTATCTGTCTATTTTCAAATATACCTTGTAAAGACCAAATAATTCTTTCACTCTTTTTTCTATTACCATGATTCAGGTCTTCTATCCTAAAATACATGTTATTTTGTTTCATTAAATCATTTAAATAAGGTGCTGCTGCATTCTTAAGGGAACCTTTTTCAATTCCTATTTTAGATGGCATATAATCTTTTACTGCATTAAATATCTCATTACATGTTTCTTTAATGTCCCATCTGCCATGCCTTATATCACTTACCCACCATCCATCACTGTGTACTTTGACTATGGAAATAGAAGTCTCATCCAGTTTACGATTCTTGTTACCTGCCGTTTTATCCACTCCCACGAATCCTGCCAAATCGACTGCAATGTAGTAACGACCATCTTCAGGTTCTTCATCTTCTTCTCCGTATTCTATCCATTCTTCTTTAAATATATCCCTAGAAGCTGCTTCAAAACTTGCTAAGAACTCTTGTCTAAATGCAAAACTACTCATAGACTTCTTAGCAGCTTCAATCTCTGATTCAGGTATTAATGGGTTATCATAACTACTGTAATGAAATGATTCCCAGTCTTTATCTTCTTCTTTTTCTGCATATTCCCATAAATCGTGAAAATGGTTACGACCTTTTGGTGTTCCTATGAACAATGCTTTACCTTGTACATCTGCTAATGCTGGTCTAAGTATCTGTTCCCATACATTAGGCTTAATATCTGCGTATTCATCAATTACTAAGAAGGATAAACCCACTCCACGAAGTGTATCTGGTCTATCTGCTCCTTTTAAGTATATCTTCCGACCGTTGACTAGTGTTAATACACTAGTATTTTCATGTGCAGCTGATATAACATCTTTACCTAGTTCTTTTAACACTCCCCACATAATATCTTTTGCTTGTTGGAAGGTTGGAGCTACATAAAATACATCTTTACTATTACTTTGTAGTGCTTCTATTAGTAATAACCAGGCAGCTAACCTAGATTTACCAAACCTACGACCAGCAGCAACAATTCTAAATCTGTGTGGGTCGTCAAATACTTCTCGTTGCTTGTCATGCAACTTTACCTGCAACTGTGTCATTACTAGTTACCAAACTTTCTTAAGTAATCTAATAATGTTGTTCCTTGTGAATCGTCTGGATTGTATTCTCCATCACTTTCTAAAAATTTCTTTAATCCTGTTTTTCCACCAAGATGAGCTACAGCAATTAAACCATCTTTTGTTACTTCTACTCCTTGTATTTTTTGTCCAATCCAGGAATCTAATCCCTTTTCAAACATATACTCTGTAATATCATTAACATGCCAATCAAATACTTTATCTTGTAGCTCTTCATTCTCTAAAAACTCATCTTTACTAAAAGTTGATTTA